TTATCTATGGAAGGATTAAGTAATGGTCACTATATAGAGATTGCTTTTAGTAAAAAAAATATAGGAGATGCTGAATGGAAAACAGTAGAGCAAATATTGCATTTTCAAGAGCAGTTATTAATCACTGTATATGACAATGATTAAAGATAAATATCAATGGGTAAAAGATAAACTTACTAAACATCCAGAGTTGCGAGATTCTAATGAAAGGTTATTCTATCATTACTTACTAGATATTCAATATAATGTAAACAAACCTTTTAAAGAAGCCCTAAAAGACATGGAATCTAGGGAAATACCTTACATAGATTCTTTCGGTAGAGCATCTAGAAAGGTACAAGAAGAGCACCCGCATTTAAGAGGTGAATTGTATAACAAACGTAAAAAGAAACAAGATGAAGTAAAGAAAGAAATTAAGAGTATTTAACACCTGAAACCCTTGTAAATACAGGGAAAAATGACTATATTTATATAGTAGTAATAATCACAAAATTTAATTTTATGGCACAATTAGTGTTCCTGGTTGGTAAATCAGGTATGGGGAAATCTACCTCGTTAAGAAACCTTAACCCCGAAGAAACTGTAATAATTAACACCGATCAAAAGGCGTTACCATTTAAACAGTTTGGTAAAAAATATAACGAGGAAAAACGCAATTATCGTAAAACATCTGATGTAGCAATTGTACTTAACACTTTACAAAAAGTGAACAAACTAGAGAACGTCAAGACTGTTATTATCGATACTTGGTCAAGAATCATGACTGACACAGTTATGAGTCAAAAATTCAGAGCTGAAAAAGGTTTTGATAAATGGTCAAAAATGGCAGCAAACCAATATGACCTTATTAATTTTATTAATGATTCTATGCGTGATGATATCATAGTATATCTTATGGCACATCCTGAAACACATTATGATGATTCTGGATTTGCATCTGAACGTATTGGAGTACAAGGTAAAATGTTAGAAAGATTTGTTCCTGAGTCTTTTAGCACTATAGTTTTATACACAGAGATTATTAAATCTCCTGGCAAACCTAATCGCCATGTATTTAGAACTATCTCATCAGGTTCTGACACATGTAAAACACCTCTCGAAATGTTTGAAGAAGATGTTGTTGATAACGACCTCATCGATATAAACAAATCTATTAGAGAGTATTATTCAATTTAATTAATTAACAAGAAATGGAGAATTTCACATGGGATGCTGTACCCTCACAAAGACAGCGTAAGACAGAAAAGTATGACTATCCTGTAGTAACAATGGCAGCATTGGCAAAAGCAGGTGCAGGTAGAAAGTTTAGTTTTAATAAAGCTGCTCAAGAATTACTAAATATTCAAGGAGAAGATAGAGTATCTTTTGGATTTAATAGTGATAGAACTATCGTAGCTGTACGTAAAGCTGAAGGAGATGCTGGTTTTAAATTAACTAAAACTTGTACATTTAGTGATAAGAAAATCTTTGAATTTATTTCTAAAACATTAGAATTATCTAATGATGTAGAAAATGAATTTAAAATTAATTCTGAAATTCCTAATGTATACACTTTAGTTAGAATACTAGAAGAAAATAGTGTAGAAGAAGCATACAGTAATGAAGAAGCAGAAGAAATGAAAGTCGTTGTTGCTTCAGAAAAAACTGAAACTTCTCATTCAGTAGAAGTAACAGAAGAAGTAGCAGATACTATAGGAAATGTAAATTATCCTGAAGTAGATGACACAAAGTTAAACGTTACTCCTTCTGAGGATGTAAGTAATCAATGGTAATAATTTATAAAAATAATTAAATGTACGATTTAAATGACAATGGCTTTGATGCCAAACAAGGTGTTACAATTTTTAATGATGGTAACGCAGGATTAGTAAACAACTTAAAAATGTCTGTTTACAAGAAAACAAAAGAGGATAAGCCAAATGCTCCTGACTACAAAATTATCTTTTCAGATAAAAATGGCGGAGAATGTTCTACTTCTTATTGGTATGTTACTCAAGATACCCAGTATAATACTGTAGATGAGCAAGTAAGAAAACAAGGTAAGTCTATGAAGCATATTATTCACGCAATATATGGCGCTGATCATCAAATTGGATTTAAAGCTGAGAATGCTACACAATTACTTGATCAAGCTATGAAGTATATTAAAGATGGACTTGCTAATGCAGGTAAATTTAGAATATTTGCTACTTACGGTACTCTAAATGCTACCAAAAAGTATATTCAGCCTCGTAGCTGGGTTCCTTTTGTAGAATCTATGAGTGTTGATGAAGCTTCTACTCGTCTTAAATTAGCACCTACTGTAGATGCTATTACAAGAATAGAAGAAAGTCAGCCTGCATTGCAAGACGCAAATGCAGATGACTTGATGGACGCATCAACTGATGATTGGTAAACTAATCTAAACTATAAAACAGAGAGGGTGTAAAAGCCCTCTCTTTTTTTGTTATGGGAAAATTAGATTTAAATTCAATAGTCTTTAATGATCTTATTAGTAGAGAAGATATACTAAAATATTTAACTCAAGAAGAGATATATAGTTTCTATATGGGAGAAAAAATAACTTCTCTTGGAGTGTATCATAGTCCTTTGCGTGAGGATAATATACCTTCATTTGCTTTATTTTTTCATAGAGTAGATAGAGATATACTAATGTTCAAAGATTTTGCTACAGGTGACTGCGGTGATTTTGTAGCTATGGTAAGAAAGCTATTTAATCTAAGCTATTCTGAAGCATTAGAAAAAGTAGCATATGATCTTGGATTATCTAATTATAGTGTATCTGCTAATAAACAAGTTATAAACTATACTAAAATAACACAAAAACAAAAAGTAGAATTAGGAATAAAAATAAGACCGTGGCAACAGCTAGATAAAGAATTCTGGCAATCCTTTGGTATAAAAAAATCTACGTTAAAAAAGTTTAATGTGTTTCCTATTAGTCATGTATTTTATAATGGTAATGCTGTCAAAACTCATAGATGTGCTTATGCATATGTCGAGAAAAAAGACGGTAAACTAACTTACAAAATCTATCAACCATTTGAAGATAAACTCAAAAAATGGATTAACAATGCAAACTATTCTGTTCATCAAGGCTATACACAGTTGCCTAAATCTGGTGAACTATTAGTTATTACTAAATCTTTAAAAGATGTCATGAGTATTCATGATATAGTAGGTGTTCCTGCTATAGGCTTACAATCAGAATCTGTTATGATGAAAGATTCTGTTATGGATGAATATAAATCTAGATTCAAGAAAGTTGTATGTCTGTTTGACAACGACGATGCAGGTATAAAACTCGCTAAAGAGTTTTCTAAGAGATATAATGTACCTCATTTCTTTGTATTGCCTATTGCTAAATCTAAAGACTTTAGTGACTTTGTAAAAAATACTACGATAAACTTTAGTATAGAATATTTTAATAAAAAAATAAAAAAGTTATATGAATAAGCAAGAATCGCTGAGTAAGATCAGCAAAGACTTAATGCTAAAAGAACCGTTTTACGGTTTCTTTCTTATAATGCTAAATAAAGTATGGCATGATGCTATTGGTACAGCAGCTGTCAGCAAAAACGGCATTAACTATCAGCTCACTATTAGTGAGAAATTCTGGGAACCTTTATCTGATTTACATCGTATGGGTCTTCTTAAACATGAACTACTTCATATTGCATTTAACCATCTTACTACATTTGATTTATTCAAAGATAAAAAATTGGCCAATATTGCAATGGACATGGAAATCAATCAATATATTGATAAAGATTGGTTGCCTGAAGGAGGTATAGATATAGATGATTATTCTGATCTTCATTTAAAAGGAAGAGCAGGTAGTAGATATTACTATGATAAGCTTCAACAGCTTCAAAAGAAGAAAAAACAAAATGGCACTTGTGGCTGTGAAAATATGGATAAACTTCTTGATGCTATAGAACAAGGCAATCGCCAAATTACAATAGGAATACCTGGAGAAGGAGATAAGGATGTTAATATGCCTAACCATCCTTGGAAAGATTTTCAAAATTTACCTGATGCAGAAAAGCAACTTATAGAAAAGCAACTGCAAAGAGTGTTAAGTGAAGTAAAAAGCCAAGCTGAAAAGAAACAAGGTAATATTCCTGGTGAGATGAAAGGTATAATTAAAATTCAAGAAATAGTTCCTCCTAAATTTAATTGGAAGAATTATCTCCGACGCTTTACGGGTATTAGTACTAAGATTTTTACGAAAAAAATTCGTAGAAAAGAGAATACTAAGTTTCCTGATATGCCTGGTATGAAAGTCAAGATGAAACAAAAGCTTATGTTAGCTATAGATACATCTGGATCAGTTTGTGATGATGAAGTAAGAGAGTTTATGAATGAAATGCACCATATATATAAAACTGGTGTAGATATAACTCTTGTGCAGTGTGATACTTATATACGAGATATTAGTGAGTATAAAGGTACGTAT